ATAGTACCAATACTTCAATAATTTTTTCAGCAACATCATCGCTGGACTCTAATGCTATTGCAAAAACATCTGTTGCTGTATGAGCAAATTGTGCGGCACCATTAGAACCAGCAACTAGTCGCTGACCTTTCATTATTGGGCCAATAACTTTACAAGGAACACGACCTTTCAATGCAATATAAGTTCCGCCTTCTAGTCCGCTATTCATCATATAAGCTGGATTTGCAGAAACAACGCCAATCGCTCTGTCCCCTACTGCACAAGCAGTTACTTCTTTTGCTCCGCCAATTGCTACAACTGTACCAACTAAGTAGTCGGCATCTGTTAGATATTTTTCTGCTAAGTCAGCGTAGTCTGCTGAACTTGCAATACCTTGGAATACGTTTGCATAAATGTCAGCATTTGAATCACGGACTGCTACTGTGCTAGCGGCCGCTCCAGTATTACCTGAACGATATAAACCACTAACTGTTTCTAATATTTGATTTGATTGCGTAACAATACCACTAAATGATGTTGCGTACACTGTGTTAAAAACTTTATTTGCGGCGCCTAGGTTTGTAATGTTATTTTCACCAGGAACGATATCTGCACCAACTAGTGACAACGGTGTTTTTGTAACGCCCGCTACTGTTGTTTGGAAATTAACTGTATTTCCTAGTACGTTAGCAATAGTTGGTGTTGAACCTATAATGCTAACTGATAAATTATTAGAATTTCCAACAGTAAAACCTGAATCACTAAAGTGGATCGGTGTTGCAAAACTGGTAGTACTTGCTCTTAAATATTCGCTAGCCGCAATTCCACCTAGTTTATCTGAATTACTTGCTGTACCCCAGAAACGTTGGTCGCCAGAACTTGTAACTCCTAGTGTACTACCAATAGTACTATTAACTAAAGTTATACCTTTGCCAATTTTTGAAAATCCGCTTATGGAATTTAAGGCTGTATTAAGTATGAATTCATCAGCACTAATGATGTACATGATTTGACCATTAGTTACTGCTTGTATAATCGAATGTGTTGCACCAACATCATCTAGAACACTTATACTTTGCATCTGTGTTGTACCAGCGCCGGCAACACTTTGTGGTCCAACTAAGGTAAATGTAGTACCGTTCCAAACATAAACCTGTTTATTTGCTGTGTCATACCAAAATTCGCCAGGTGTGAGTCCTACTGGAGCTGATGCACTTGCTTCTGCTCCGCTAGCAACACGAAATTTACTGCCGTCATAAAATTTTAATTTACTATTGGCGCTATCAAACCAAATTTGGCCTGAAAGTGGGTTTGGGGGACTAGTACTATTGCTAAAATTTTCTAGCAAAAATACAAAATTTTCATTTTGAACTTCACCATAGCCAGCATAATTTTTACCTATCAGCTTAATTGATAGTGTGCTATCTATAGTTCCGTCAGCTACTACAGTTACCTGCGAGCCGTTAAATCGATTAATGGTGTATGACATCAGTTATTCCTCATTCCTAATATTTATCGTTATATGCTAGTGTTACCATGTTGTTAGCGCGGCACGTTTCCAGGTATTTACTGCTGTACAGACATAAATGTAACTTGTATCCCAGCCAATTTGTCCTGGAATTCCTGCGGCAGATGAACTAGCTGGAGTCAACGGAGTTGTTACGGTTACATACGTTCCTTGGACAGTTAAATTTCCGCGAATATTTGCGTTGCCGCCAACATCCAAAGTTGCTATTGGTGTGCCAACAAATATACCAACTTGTTGTGCCGACGAAGAAACAAACATTGCCGGAGATAGGCCCGATCCTGAATTTACATTAATAGCAAAATTCTGTCCTATTGTAATAGAATTTAAGCTAAATTTAGAACTATCAACCCTAATATCACTGTTCTGCCCTGGGCCTAGGACCAGCGGAGTAACGTTTGTAATTACTATTTTGTTAGAAGTTGTATTCTTACCAGTTGAATCTCCAGTATTAAGGAAATTTTCAGCTGTCTTAATTGTGCCATCTGCGGCTATTAACTGTGTTGCAGACAATGCGGGAACTTTAAATGTAATTCCGGCATAATTACTAGCATTAAAACCAACAGTAATTGTTCCACTAAATCCAGAAGGTGGCACTCTAGGTGTAAATTCATCTAAACTAAAAATACCAATAAGAGTTTTTTTCAAATACAACGATAATACTGTGTGGTTAACACTATAGATATCAGTAATAGTAGTTGTCTGAAAGCCAGATAACCCTTCGGTTGAAGTATATATTGGACCAGCTAATATATTTGCTGTTCCATCATTAAAATACATTTGTTGATTAGTACTATCAATCCATATATCACCTGTGGCGATTGTTGACGGAATAGTTTTAGATACTAAGGCACCTCCAGATACCCTAAACAAACTGCCGTCATATACTTTTAATCTGCCCTGACTTAAATCAAACCATAATTGTCCAATAATTGGATTGTTTGGAGGACTAGTGTTTGCAAAATTTTCTAATAATTTAATAAAATTTTCGTTTAATGCAGTACCATAACTAGCTGAGTTCTTGCCAATTAATGTTAAATCGGTAGTTATTTGGTCAACTTGACCGTCTACAATTTGTGTTAACTGATCACCGTTAGTTTTTAATATTGTATAACTCATTATGCAAGTACTCCAGTATAAATGATATAATTAATTGTCAAATACGGATTCATAATATTAATCGCTTGCCCTGTGCTGTCAGCTACTACACTTCCGCTAGTAGAAAGATATTGTGCTTGTCCTGCGGCTTGGCCGCCTGGTCCTGGAAGTGCATCGCTATCGTCGGGATTACCTGCAATGTTCCTTACAGCATAATATTGATTGCCAGCCGCACCTTTCAACGAGTGTCTATGATCAGGAATATTAGAAGTTGTAAGAGTTGTTTTATCAGTACCCAACGAACCACCAAGTTGTCTAGCAAATTGATTGTCTACTCGTCCTGCAGGACTTGAAACTGTATAAATTGCAATGCCTGCTGGTGTGTTAACCTGAATTGAATTGTTCATATTGTCTCGACCTAAAGCAAATCTTCCTCTAAGGTCAGGCAAGCAGAATGTTCCAGCACCAAGTAATTGAGCAGACGGTTTATATGTAAATTCAATTATATTAAATAATTCGCTATATTGAGACTGTAATACTTCGGAACCATCACATAATAAATAACCTGCTGGGATTTTTGTAGTAATACCTGCAAACGGAAATATTGCGCCAACTGGTACTACTGGAAAACTCTGTGTAAGATTTGCAACTGTGATTTTTTTCAGGCCAATTTCAGTAGGACGATGTAATAATAATTCGTCTGTTCCTAATGTAGTTGATACTTCTGTTTGATTAAATGCTGTGCTAGTTAGCGAAGTATTAAATGTAATTGTTTGATTTTGTCCATCAAAATCTGTAGAATCAGTTACAGCATTAATGACATCACCAACCATTGTAAATTTAGTTGGGCTTGCTAGTCTTGTTGCGCTACCGCTTACACTACCGCTAAATCCTCCGCTAAATGTTCCGTTAAAACTTCCCCAGAAATTTGTAGCGTATACATTAGCAAATGCTATTCCATTTTCAGCAGGATCTGATCCAAGATTGTATGTATTGTTTGTTGTTGGAATAATATTTCCTGCAATATTTTGTATTCCATTAACTTTAAGTCCTTGTATTTCTGTCAGGCCGCCTACATATATGCCGCCTGCTAAAGAAAGACTGTCTATTTCAGTACTTGTTAATCTAAGTTTAGTTGCAGAAATTGCACCATTAACATCTAAAGGAACTGTTGGATTTGATTTGTTAATACCAATATAACTACTTGGATCTAAATGTAATACTGTTTGATTAGTTCCGTTAACATTAAGTTTAAAATCAATACTGTTACCGCTCTTGGCATAAAATGTCGCCGCATTAGTTGCAGTTTCTGTATAAAGTGTAAGTGATCCAGTATCTGTTCCTACTGTCAAACCTGCGGCAGATCGTATGGTCAACGAAGAATTGGTTGTGCTTGGCTGATCACTACGTAATAAATTGTCTACTGTAACACTTGTTGCGCCGGCTGTTAGGCTGTCTGCCTGAGTCGAAATGCCATTATATTTGTAAAGTTCTCCGCTACTGGGTTTAAATAAATTTGAACCTTTATTAATTGTTGTAAATCCAGTCTGTGTTGATTTAGGTGTAAATGTTTGATTACTAATAATCATAACACGGTTATTTTCAACATAGATACTTTGTACTGTGTGAGAAATATTTTGTGTATCTACAATTTGTTCTAACTTAGGACCAGTTTGAGATCCTTGACTAAAAGTTGGGCCAACTAACAACCAGTTACTACCTGTAAATAAACTTAACTGCTGATTAATTGTATCAACCCAAAGGTCGCCTTGAATACTCGATGATACCGATGGTATGCTTGGAGATTTTTTCACGCCGCCTGCTGATACCCAACCATTTGCTGTTCCATCAATATTAACTTTTAGTTGACTTACATCTACAGTATTGTCAAACCATAGTTGTCCCTGTACTGGATTAACGGGTTTTGATGGTCCTGCAAAATTTTCTAACAGATGTAAAAAGTTTTTTGCAAGTACTGGCCCGTATCCTGAATAATTTTTGCCAACAAATGTAACATCTGTTTGAGTGTTGACTGTTTGATCCTCAACAGTGATTGGAGGTTTTAGCGGATTGTTTGATTCAGTAAATGTTACTTGATATGACATTTATTAAACTCCCGCTAGGCCGGTAAGGCTTTGAATACGTACAGTATAATCCACCTGGATTAAACGGTTAAGAGATTTTTGTACTGGATTAAAAATGACATGTGTTAATAGTAATCCGTTGCCATTAGGATTATAACTTACTAATCCTAATTCATCGAAGACAAATGCATCATTCGTATCATTAGCATTATCAAATGCTTGTTGGTTTGAAGGCTCACCGTAATCTAATAAACA